CCCCCGTAAGGGAGTGCCTGAAAGTTTTCAAGTATGAGGCAGCCCGACTGATATTTCTTGAGGTCATTACGTGCATACAGATATGGGCTTAATTCACCAGCATTGAAACTGTTTATGACGGGAGTCTGCGGCATTTACTTTTTCATTTTTTCGTGGATTCTGCTTCCGTGGGTTTCCCAGTAGGGGCTCTTTGTACCAAGACCTTTACATGAATTGATTTTGTCCTTCTCAGAAGGTTCAGCTTTCTTCACTGTTTTCAATTTCGATTCGGGAGGTGCCGGCTGTTTTTGTTCTTCCGGGGGAACTGTCCGGGCCGATGGTGTATCCGAATTGTCATGCGGAGTATTTTCCGACAAAGCAGTTTCCGGAATCGGACTGTTCCAGCTTTTGAGCCCAAACATTTTTTTGACTTCATCCTGAATCAAACCTTTTTCTTCAGCGTATTCTTTTACGTTCATATTTCTCTCCTTGATTAAATCGTTCCGTAATCATCCTGAAGATCAAACCGCTGGGTCAGGTTGTAGATGCTGTTGTGGTGCATCGCTTCCAGCCATGCGCTGTCAATGCTGGGCAGGATATGTCCTGTGAATGAATTCACTCTCCGGGCTTCCGGAAGGATCACGGTTTCATACTGATTCATCAGATCATTTTTCAGATTACGATCTTCTGTCAGCGGCATGGCCAATTTAACAGCCAGTGCATAGTAAAGGGTTTTGAAAAACAACGGAGTTGCTTTATTCAGATTCTCTATGTTTTTGGTGTAGAGCATCCAGAGTTCATCTTTATTGGATACCACTTTTCCATCTTCGATATCCCACTCAGCCTTGTAGATATAATAACGACCCGTATTCTGAGTAGGCATACATGCCAGCGGACGGACACAGTCTGCTGGTAAACTGAATTCGAATTCCCATTCAAATTCAGGAGTCGTTTCCAAAAGGGACAGGGCAATACGGTCTCTAGCAAATTTCCACTGAGTTTCAGCCAGAACTTCAAGAAGTGTAACCGGATAGAATTTAGAACAGAGGTTCGCTTCCTTGGAGTACTTCTCATTGGGGGTAGCAGGGATAGATGTGATTTGGGCTGAGTCATCTGCCACAAGAGCGAGGGCATTGTTACATGCGTTAACGTCTGTATACAAGGGCATAAAAACCTCCGGGTTTAAGAAACAGGGGAGGGAAGAATCACCCCCCCTGTCGCTTCATCGAATCAACGATTACCAATCGGTAACGACCAGAATGTATCCTGTAAGAGAACCGGAATCCCAGTTACCCTTCACAGTACCGACGATAGCTTTATTGCTAACATCAACTGCAACACCCTGATAATCAACCGTGCCAGCGGAAGAAACATCCGCACCATCAATGATGGCATCCGGATCACCTGTATAGCCAATATCAACAGAAACCGAAGTCCCCATATCAGTATTGGTCAGATGAATTGCGATCAACTTGGTATTCTGCGCAAGAGTCTTGGAGAATTCCAGAGTGTCAGTATCAGCAAAATCGCCCGTCAGTTCCACCGGAATAGAGCGAACTACACCGAGGTATTCATTCGGGCGAAGGATGGTCCCAGCATCAATCGTTGTGACGACTGCATTTTTTTGAGTAGCCATAATATTTCCCTCAATTTGAGTTTACATTAAAGCAACCGAAGACCCCTCACGGGGGTCACCGATTACGGACTTTCGTCACACGGAACCAGCCATACTTTGGCTTCTTCCATACGAACAGAACCTGTACCATATTTCAGGTACGCCAGCGGATTGTTCCCACGAGTGATGTCGGGAGCTATAGCAGCTTCAACATCGGGGGAAATTTCGAGCATTGCAGCGTCCGGGCAGAACCCGAAACATGCACGAATGTCAGTGGAGTCTACATCAACGGAATCGCCATTGGCATCCCAGCCACTATTGATCCCGGCGTCAATTCCAGTACCAGCGGTGTTCAGCCACGGACAGTTGTTCATAACGACAATAGTCACATCCATGAATTCCTTCACGCTCTGTGACGCTTGCGCTTTGGCAAACTGGTAATAACTGGAGTTGATGAACCGCTCATCCTGGTACAGTTCATTGTAGTACTGCTTCGGCCCCATAACGATCACAGGGTTCGGCCCGTAATCAAGGTCGACATTTGCAGTAGCCAGCGATTCTTTCAGACCGAGGAACTTAGCATAATTCATGCCCTGATTCCCGGTTCCGCCAGTATCGACCGGAACGACATTGTTCGTATCAAACGAAACATCCGTTTCACCAGCAACACCACCCTGTGCGACTCCGAGCAGGGCAGCCATCGCATGGATGTCTTCCTCACGCTTGAACTTCCGCATAGAGTTCATCATTTTGGGATGCTTCAGATCGACAGCAATCTGCTCAACATCCTGCCAGTCAACAAAGAAACCGTCTTCGAAGAACTGACGTTTAACCCGACGATTCGTGTAATCAGCTTCGGTGATCGGGGTTTTACCAAAGCGAGTGGTGCGCAAACTCGGACGACCTCCACCTGTGAATACAGGATAAATACCGTCTTCACGATATTTCATCGTACCGAACTGCCCACCGACAATAGTCATGTAGGGACGAAGTTTCCCGCCAGCGAGTTCTACGTTAGTATAGAAATTCTGGCCAAAAGATCGCACCTGAAGATTACTAATATCTTGAGACATTTTTTTTCTCCATTTAGATTTAACATTTTTTTTCGGCTTGAGGATCTGCCCAACGCAGGTCGCGCCTAGATTTTATAAGGTCTCTCGACCACCAAACCGAAGGCTCCAAATGGAGGGGTCTTCTGTGCTTATCTATACTTCATCTCAATAAGAGGTGTCAAGTTAAGATTTTTGTTTTGCCAAAAGTCCTCTTTTCTCTTCCATAAGCTTGTTGTACTCAGGAGTACCGCGATCCAGATCGTGCATTTCAACATTGATCTGCTGGATACGCTGGCCGACTGATGTCGGATCAAGCTGTATATTCCCCTCGATAATTCTATCGGGGCCGTAGAGCGGAACAACCTTTTCAAACAAACCCTTGATCAGCTTGGCACTGTTTCCAATCGGCATCGCCAAATCTTCGGGGGTCAATCCGAGTTCATTCACCAGCAGGTCATGAACCTGTTTGGAATTATGCTCATAGCTATCACCCTTCCAGGCTTCGCGTAGTTCAGTAACAACCGCTTCTTTCAACTGCTCGTTGGCAGCTTCCTGGTTTTGAGCATGTTTCATCCATATTTCAGTTTCAAACTGAATGAGATCATTAACATATTTCTGGGGGAGTCCAATAGAATGGGCATGGGCCTTAAATGCAGCCAAACTTTCTTCACTTACAACAGAGGCAAGCTCAGGTGTGATTTCGTATTGATCGGGAGATTCCGGGATCCCGAAAAGCTGGTTACGTTCAGCGACAATTTTCGGGTCATCGCTTTCAAGGAAGTCTTTCGTTTTCCTAGTCAAAGCACTCTGGTGATGAATCCCTGCATTGATAAGATCAACTGCGTTATCATATTTCGCCAGATAAGAATGTCCCTTCAGGTCATCAGGCAGGGAGTCCTTAAACTGCTGAAATATATCCGGAGATCCGGATGTAGGTTCAACGGCTGTTCCAGGTGCTGCCGGAGCTGCAGGTGTTGCGGGGGCTGCTGGTTCTGTCATTTTTTCTTCCTTTTCAGTTTTCTGCTGTATTTCCAAATGCGGTAGGTCTCCTTGACCAACCACCAGAATGAAAGTTTTTTCCTCGGGATCTCACGGGTAAATCCATCAATCATGTCCCATGCGTTCCGGGTAGCAGTCCGAGCAGCCAGTTCTGCATGAGGGAGTGAATGGTGAACTTCTTCATACTCATCAAGACCTGCCCCTGTCAGGATAACTTTAATATCATTCAGGACATTCTGGCCGGCATCACCAGAGAACACAGTGAAGTAATTGCTCTGTAAAACTACAGGCGTAATCTTATCATCCATTTTTCTTTCCCTTTATCCAACCATAGACATAAGTTTTTCTGCCGGACTGCCCTCTTCTGGAGCCTTTGAAGTCATGCTGAATGCCTGGGCAGCATCAGGCAATGCCTGTTTCGCTGCGGCTTCTTCTGCAGCCTGAGCACGTTCTGTCCGAATATCTGTAACGGTCTGTTCTTCAGCTTCATCATCGCCGGGAGGTCTTAGTGAGCTCATGGAAGCATTGTTGTTATACCATGATTTCCGAAAGACATCATCCAAGTCAACATTATCAAAAACTTCAGCGACCCCCGGAATCACATTCGCCAGTTCCGCAAACTGACTGATCGTCGCAAACGCACCGCGAGTTTCAAAACTCATTGCTGCCAGAGATAACTGACCGATGTATTCAATTTTGAAATTTGGAGAATCAACCAATTCCTGCGGAGGAACCGGCAGTCGTCCGGATCTCTGTGCAATCTTGTAGACATACGTGAGCATCGGTGTAACTACTTCATCGTAGTAACGTGATGCAAATGGTGTCAGTGCAAGCAGGTCGGTCTGGTGCCTCATCTGAGCCTCACCGAGTGTCATATTCCGGTAGTCATCGAGTGGGCGAAACTTATCAACAAAGAAGGCTTCCCGGATCTCCTGATCGTGAGCCTCATAAATTTCATTCGCCAGTGCCGGGTTGCCGTTCTGGTCAAGACGTTGTGGTTTTTCAGTCCGGTACTTGATGATCGCATTCGCCCGATTGCTCAGTCCGCGGACACTGTCATCATCCTTTACCAGCCACTGCGGAGATGCATTCAATTCAGCTACCGCAATTAAACTGCGCTTAATAACATTGCTTCGTCTGGTGGTTCCCAGGATATTCATCATCGGCGACCGACCGTAAACCTCATTATTTCCTGTGGCAAACCGACCGATAAAATACGGGAGATGGGTATAGCCTCCCTCTTTGAGAACCTGCTTATTCGATTCACAAACATAAACAGATGCGAATTTCCGGTTCTTCACATCCGTCATCATTGCGTTGTAATCTTTTCTCGGAAATACCAGATGATAAATTTTGTAGTTCTTACCCTTCTGCATGTTTACCTCAGCATTGATGCTGGCTAAATTTGCTTTTGTAAGAGCTTCTTCACCGAATTCCTGCAACATCTGCCGGGAGTTCAGTTCGAACTCACGTCCGACCGTATCGACTCGGCCTTTGCTGTCCAGACCGATACGGACATTCCCAATTGTGAATGACCGGAATGTAACGATATCATCGAAATCTTCTTCCACGTAAATACAGTTTGTCCCCAGACATCCTATATCAATCAAACTTTCCTGCATTTCCTGGGTGAAATTACTTTCCTGCAGGATAGCGTGAATCTCACGGGATACTTTCTCGAAGTAATACGCCACATCCGGTATGGCGTTGATCTCAGGATCGGGGTGTTTAAATTTTCCCCAGATGGATCCGGAGGGGAACATTCGGCTGAAAAAACCTGTTGCAAAATCGTAGTTCGCTTTAATACAGCTATCAATCATCCGCTGGATCGGTTTTCCCGCACCATCAATCGTAACACTCAGAATGTTATTTTTCCGAGGCAACGCCCAATCGGTACATTCCTGCCAGAGCGATTTCCAGTTCTGTATCTGTGCGACAGAACCAAGTTCCTCCCACATTCTGCAGTAGGTACTACCGTCCATGTTCTCTCCTATCCTAGAACCGTATTTGCGCCTGTCGCTTCTGCAGGATTAACCTGATCCTGAAGGACTGTCGATCTACGTCCCCTTCGTTTTGCCTGACGTTTGCGAATTGCATCTGCCTCCTGCTGAACATCCATCGACGTTTCTGTCGGAGGGGGGGACGGAGGCGGCGGTGCCTTTGGTGCTGATCCCCCGCCCATTACACTAACCTCATTTTCGGGTTCATAATCTCTCCAATTTGTCTAACAGTTTTTCCATCTCGTATACTTTAATTTTTCCCATGTCCCTCCTGAAAGCCACAAACTTTCTTCGGTGCGGAATCAACTCAAGTACACGCTTTAGATTACCTGCATAGACATATATGAACCATGTATCCTTGTCAAGGTTATTTAGATTGGGTTCAATTAAGGACTTTTCATTTAGATTTTGTCTCAATAAGCATTCCCGGTTTTCTTCGGTCGCCATGACGAAACAATCCTCCCCGGAATAAACCCAGCCGTAAAACATATGCTGGAACAGACGGGCGACAAAATCTTCCCCGTATTTCACACACAAATCACTGGCTTGCTGAAAAGGTTTCGTCATACAATCATCCAATCATCTTCGATCCGATCAGGAATCTGGTTCTGCAACCGTTTATTAGAGAGATACGGTTCGATCAAACCATGGTATTTTGCCATGGCCATTAACCGACCGGTATCCGCTCCATGGGAAGCACCACCACAGATCCTGCAATTTTTCTGGTGACAC